ACCATCAAGTCGCAGCAGGATTTTCACCGCTATTGGATGTCCGCCATTGAGCTTGCGGGCAAGACGGAAAAGGATTGGCGGGAGGACGCCAAGACGGCAATCGACCAATTCCGCTCTGCCAAGGACGGCTACCGCGCCGCCAAGTTCAATATTCTTTATGCCAACATTCAGACGACCTGCCCGGCGATCTACAACAGCATGCCGACCAGCGACGTGCGCGCGCGCTTTGGCGAGGCTATGCCGGTTGAACCGCCGCCGATGGCCCAGAACGACCCGCAGGCCCAGCAGATGGCCGCACAGGCCACGGCGATGGCCCAGGCGGACGCGGAGCGCAAGAACAAGGACCGGAGCAACGTAAGCCAGACAATCGAGCGCGCCATCTCGGTACAGTCCGACCTTTACGATTACGACGATGCCCTGAAGGCCGCCGTTAAGGACCGCGAACTATTGGGCCGCGCCGTGACGCGCCTGCGGCTTAATCTGGTGAATGGCCCGGACGAGACGGACCAAGCAACTGGCAACCAGATACCCGGCGCGGTGGTGTCAAAGCACATCACCTGGGAGCCGGTGATCTGGGATGACTTCCGCATTGGCCCGGCCAAGCGGTGGGCGGACACGCCTTGGATTGCGTTCCATTGGGTGTTCACCCGCGACGAACTGGAAGGGCTAAACGAGGATTTGGCGTTTAAGGTCAGCCTCGACGCCACCGTAGAGGGCCAGCCCGACAAGGACGCGATGACACCGGACACGTTCAAGCGGGCGAACGTGTGGGAGATTTGGGACCGCTCAAAGCGCAAAATCTATTGGATTGCGGAAAGCTACGACCAGGGGCCGCTGAAGATCGAAGACGACCCGTACAAGCTTCTGGGCTTCTTCTGTGTGCCGCGCCCGCGCCTTGCCATTGAGACGACGGACACGCAGGTCCCGATCTGCCCGTTCATGGTCTGGCAAGCCCAGCAAGCGGAAATGAACAGCCTCACGCGCCGCATCGGGGCGCTCATCAACGCCATCAAGTTCCGGGGCATCTACGACGGAGCGTTTGAGTCGGCTGTAAAGGCCATGAAGAACCTGGACGAGGGCGAGATGGCTCCCGCTCCAGACGCCGCCCGCGCGCTCGTGCAGGGCGACATCGAGAAAGCGTTCTGGCTGATGCCCATCGAGCAGGCCGTCGCCACGCTGCGGCAACTCTACGAATCGCGGGAGATGTGTAAGCAGGTCATCTACGAACTGACCGGCGTTGCCGACATTCTGCGAGGCTCGACCAAGGCGAGCGAGACGCTTGGCGCGCAGGAACTGAAAGCCCAGTGGGGCAGCCTGCGCCTGCAGAGCGCGCAGCAGGACGTTCAGCAACACGCCCGCGACCTGATGCGGATGACGGCAGACCTAATGGCTGAGCATTTCACGCCCGAGGAATTGGAGGCCATGACCGGCATTGCGTTGAGCCCGGAGCAGTTAAATCTACTCAAGACGGACATCAGCCGCGAGTTCAACATCGACATCGAGACGGACGGTACCATCAAGGCCGACCTTGGCAAGCAACAGGAGAACGTGGGCGGCTTTGTTGCCGGTCTCGGCTCGTACTTCCAGGCAGTCGGCCCTGCCGTGCAGGCGGGGTATATGACGCCACCCGAGGCGGTGGGCTTGGCGCGCACGTTCGCCCGGAACTTTAAGCTTGGACGGCAGGCGGATCACATCCTGGACGAGTGGCAGAAGCGTCTGGACGCCAAGGCCAAGGAACCGCCGGCCCCGCCGCCGCCCGATGCCAAGTTGCAAATTGAGCAACTCAAGGCCCAGACCGCCCAGCAAGGCGCACAGGCCGAGATGCAAAAGACGCAGATGCAGGGCCAGATCGACCAGCAGACCATGTCGCAGGAAGCCCAGCTAAAGCAGGCTGAGTTCGATATGCGCATGCAGGAGATGCAGGCCGAACAGGCCCGCGCCCGCGAGAAGCACGGCATGGAAATGCAGAAGCTTCAGGCGGACGCCGCAGTCACCGCAGGCAAGCACGCGCTCGCTGTGGATCAGCAGACCCGCGCGCATGAGATGGGCCGAGAGAGCCACATGCAAGGGCTTCAGGCGATGGAAGCCAAGCGCCTGGGCCGGCCGACGCCAAGGGGAGGGGACGAGTAATGCCCTACGCCAGCAGCGACAATCCCCTAGACGGCGCGAGGTTGTGGGCATGAGGGACACCTACGTCCTGCGCGGTGAACAGTGGGTATCCAAGGCCACCGGCAAGCCCATGCGGACCCGTGGCGACTTCGTGCCGACGCCGCAGATCATTAGCGACATCGCTTCGTATATGAGCATGGCAAGCAAGCAGATGATCGACGGGCGCGCGGCGCAGCGAGAGGACCTGAAGCGCACCGGCTGCCGTGTGGTCGATCCTGGCGAATATAAACCGACCTACGAATCGAAGCGCCGCGCCATCGAGCATGGCCGCGAGTGGTCGCCTCGTGCACTAGCGGAGTTCCGACGTTGAATAACCCCCTAGCATGTGGTATTGTATGAGCGAAGAAATTGTAGTTGCCGATGTCTCAAACGCCGCACCCTCAGTTGAGGCGGTAACAGAGGCACCCCCTGAGCGGTCGATGGATGACACGCTCGCGGCAACTTTCGAGGCGATGAAAGCCCGCCGCCCAGAGCAGGGCGAGGACGGCAAGTTTCAGGCAAAGGCAGGCGCGGCACCCGCGACGCCCGAGCTAAGAGTACCCGGCAGTCCCGAGACTGCGCCGCCCGAACCTGCAAAGCAGGCCATCGAAGCGCCGCAGTCCCTGCCGGCGGACGTGAAGGCAGAGTGGGCCACGCTTCCACCCAAACACCAGGAATGGCTGGCTGCGAGGGAAGGCGAGCTACACAAGAAATTCACGACCGATGGGGAGCGGCTCAAGTCCCTATCCGCGTTTGAAGAAATCACGACAGGCATTCAGGATCGACTGAGGCAGGTAAACGCCCCGGCCCCGGAGTATTTCCGGCGACTGGCGGCAGCAGACCAGCTTCTCGCTTCTGACGGCGTTCGCGGGCTTCAGCAAATCGCGCAGATGTACGGGATTGACATCAGAGCCGCGTTTTCCGGCCAGCCCAGCCAGGGGCAGCAGGACCCGCAATTCAACGCGCTCGCTCAGGAATTGGGCGCTATCAAATCTCATCTCACTGCACAGCAGCAGGCTGCCGAACAGGCGAAGCTGACCGACGCCGAAAAGAAGATCGAGGCTTTCAAGACGAAGGCCCCGCACTTCGACAGGGTGGAGGCGCTGATGGTGAAGCTCTACGAGCCCGGTATGGAACTCGACGCGCTTTACGACATGGCGACAAAGGCTCACCCGGAAATCGGCACGTTGATCCGCTCCGAACAGGACACCAAGGCGAAGGCCGAGGCCCTTGAAAAGCAGAAAGCGGAATCCGCGAAGGCCGCAAAGCTATCCACGCTTTCCCGCAAACCGGGCAGCGTCGGCGTAGTGGCAAAAGCGGGCGGCAGTTGGGAAGATTCGATGGCGGCTACGTTCAGGGGCATCCGGGCGCGCGGTTAAAGGAACCACGCAATGGCATCGCCTAGCTCAGTCTTCACGGAGTTGGTGACTTCCACCCTCCGCAACCACCCGTCCGAAATCGCCGACAACGTCAGCCAGAACAATGCCCTGTGGCGCTACCTCAAGCGCAAGGGCAAGATCGATCTGGAGGACGGCGGCTACGAAATCGTCCGAAATCTCGACTACGCCAACAACAGCACGTACCAGCGCTACAGCGGGTATGACACGCTGAACATCGGCCAGACGCAGGTGCTGACGGCGGCCAAGTTCGATTGGATGCAGGCGGCGGTCAACGTCACCGCTTCCGGCCGTGAACTCCGCATGAACAGCGGCGACAACGCCATCTTCAATCTGTCCAAGGCCAAGCTGAAGAACGCCGTTCGCACCGCGTCTAACTACATGTCGATCGACGTGTACTCGGACGGCGCGCTCACCAATCAGATGGGCGGCCTCGCCTACATCATCCAGAGCAACGGCCAGGGCACGGTGGGTGGCATCAACTCGACCACATACACGTTCTGGCGCAATCAGTTCCTGGAAGCAACCGGCACTAATCTGGTAACGAAGGCGAACATCAAAGGCTTCATGAACACGCTGTATCTCAGCCTCGTTCGTGGTGCCGACAAGCCCGACCTCATCGTCTCCAGCCACGACTTTTTCGCCATGTACTGGGAATCGCTACAGGATCAGCAGCGCTATACCAATGACAAGGACGAAGCGACCGCCGGCTTCCGCGCCCTGAAGTACGTCGATGCCGACGTTATCTTCGACAGCAACAGCAACTTCTCGACCACGGCTGAGAAGATGTACTTCCTCAACACCGACTATCTCGGCCTTGTCGTCCACCGTGACGCCAACTGGTCGCAGATGGACGACAAGGTTTCGGTTAACCAGGACGCCGTCGTGATTCCCATGCTCTGGATGGGCAATCTCGTCTGCTCCAACCGCTCGCTGCAGGGTCTCCTGCTCGACGCTAGCTAAGGAGAACACAACATGACGCAGCTTATCGGCGCGGATATCACCGCAACCTACGACGCAACGCAGCTTGCCCAGCAGGGGCCGGCTGGCCTTGGCGACCTTTACACGTCGTCCAGCAGCAAGGTCTATAAGTTCGTGCAGTACGAAACGGCCGCTGGTGCCGTGGCCGCTGTATCGGGCAACGTCTGCTACTACTACGCGCCCGGTGGCGTGTCGGCGGGATCTACTACCGTCGTCACGTCGGACCTGTCGGATTCGGCAGGGCTCGGCGCTGGTGTTCTGCAGTCGGCTCCGGCTGACGGAGAGTATTGCTGGGTCCAGATCAAGGGATCGGCGACCCTCACGACTGCCCTCACGGCTGGCGCTGATGGTAATGCCCTGACGCCGGTTGGCTCGACCGACGGCACGCTTGATGTGTCGGCTTTGGTCACGGACTCGATTTGCGCTTACGCGGTCGATGCGTCGGCAAAGATCGTGATGTGCGACTTCCCGTACTAACGGGACGGGCGGGGGCTTCACGGCTCCCGCCCACTCTTTTCATTCACACAGGAGCCCGCATGTTTGACGCCAAGCAGGAAGACCGCAACGACCTCGCGGTGGTGCCTTTTAAGTTCTGGGTCGATCATGTGGAGAACGAAGCCGGAAGCCTCGACGCCATCCACTGGGCAAGCTGGGGCAAGCGCGGGTATGCCAATTGGGAGAAATCCGAGAAGGTCGTCCGGTTGCTCAAGGACGCCAAGGCGATGCGCGGCAGACCCGATGCACAGCCCTGCGTGTGGGATGCCCTGGAGCCCCACTACACGCGCTGGAAGGACGGACTTGAGGCCGTCACGGACGGCTACGCGCTGGAAGGCTGGGCGGGCGGCATAAGCGTCGGCCAGATCGCCAAGTGCAAGTCGATCAACGTGTTCAGCGTCGAGGATCTGTCCAAACTCACCGACGAGAACATCCACAAGCTCGGCCCGGACGGCCCGAAGCTGCGCGCGACCGCTGCGGCGTTCGTCGGCTCGCTAAACGGCGAGGGCGCTAAGCTGGCGAAGGAAAACGCCCGGCTGGCCGGCGAAGTCGAGCGCCTGACCAAAGAAGCCGAGGAAGACCGCAAGGCCATGCGCGAGTTCATGGCGAAAAACCAGATCGAGCCGCCGCAGATGCCGGCGGACGTGGCGGGCGCACTGGCTTCTGAGCCGATGCCGCGTCCCGTTGGCCGTCCACGCAAGGCCGCGTGATGGACGAGACACCCCGCCAGCGCCTTGCGCGCCTGATGACCGGCGCTCCCGCCAACTCGTCACCGATGCCCAATTTTGCCGTTGGCGCAAATCCGAATATGCCGCCGATGCCGAACTTTGCGGCGCGTGCGCCCGTTCCCGCGTCGGAGATGCCAAACTTCGCCGCGCCTGGCAGTTCGTCAGCCTATCTGCCGCCGATGCGCTTGCCGCAGCCCACGCAACCTCAGGCGGACCCCTATGCGTTCCTGCCCCCATATACGGGCCTGCGTAACAGCCAGACTCTGCCACCCTTTGAACAGCCCGGCGGCTCTTTGCCGATGGATCGTTACATGCAACCGCCGCCGCAGGCTCCCGCCGCACCCCAGCCGCAGTATGCCGCGCCGATGCCGCAACAGCCCATGCAGGTTCAGAGCGGTGGACAGGGCTATGCAGGCCCTGACCCGATGCTGCCGCCGCCATACGACCCGATGACAGACCCGCGCTATCTCCCTGAACAGTGGCGCGGCAGCTTCACGGGAGGGCAATCGTGAGTTTGTTGTCGATAATCGCCAACGTCTGCCGGCGCGTAGGCCAGCCGGTGCCGAACGTCGTGGTCACGTCCACTGACGCCACCGTCCAGCAGATGCTTTCCTTCGCCAACGAGGAAGGCACCGAACTGATGAAATACGGCGACTGGCGCAAGCTTCGTCGTCAAAAGGTATTCACGACGTTGGCCCAGGAGACGCAGACGGGCATGATCCCGACTGACCTGGGCAAATGGCTAGACGAATCGTTTTGGAACCGCTCGGCCCGCCGCCCGCTCTGGGGGCCTATCGACCCGCAGCTATGGCAGGCATGGAGCGCGTTCGGGACGTTCCCGGTGATGGACGTGTTCTACATGCAGGGCGACGACATCCTCGTCCAGCCCGTCCCGGATGCTGGCGAGACGTTCGCGTTCGCATACACGTCCAATCTCTGGTGTCAGTCGAACGCGCTTGTAGGACAGTCGGAATGGCTTGCCGACACTGATACGGGCGTTCTGAGCGAGCGCATTATGACGCTCGCCATAATGTACCGCTATCTCGACGCGCGGGGGCTTTCTTCGCAGGCGGCATACGAACAATTCGACCTTCAGCGCCGGCAGGAATTATCGGGCGATAGCCCGCGCTCGACGCAGAACCTTGCGAGCGGTGGTAATTGGTGGGCTCGCCGGCCGGGAATTGTGGTGCCTGAAGGAAATTGGTCCGTCTGATGGCCTACATTGCGCCCATCCGCACGCCGCCGCGCCGCATCCAGGGGCCGTCAATGGGATCGGCGCAAATCCCGGCTTCGACGCGCGGCCTGAACCTGCGGGACGGCATTGCATCCATGAAGCCGGCAGATGCGCTCATACTCGACAACATTTTCCCGGACGGCACTTACCTGCGCGTTCGTGGCGGAACGTCGGAATACGCAACGGGCATAAATGGCTCTGTACAAACCATCATGGAATGGGCGGGGCCGACAAGCCGCAAGCTCTTTGCCGCGTCGCCCACGGACATCTACAACATAACGACCACGGGCGCGGTCGGCTCTCCCGTCGTCAGCACGCTCGGCTCGGGCTATTGGCAGACGGTAATGATGACGACGGCCGGCGGCGCGTTCCTTGTGCTGGCTAACGGCGTCGATGCGGTGCGGAACTACGACGGCACGACTTGGACATCTGCGGCCATCACGGGCGTAACGCCTTCCACCCTTAATTTCCCGTGCCTGCACAAGTCGCGGCTTTGGTTCGTCCAGAACAACTCCACAAAGGCGTGGTATTTGCCGACCTCAAGCATTGCCGGCGCGGCATCCGGCTTTGAGCTGGGCGAGGCGTTTACTGACGGCGGCAAACTGATCGCCATTGGCTCTATCAGCCGCGACGGCGGGGCCGGTATAGACGATTACCTTGCCTTCGTGAGCAGTCAGGGGCAGGTGGTCGTCTATCAAGGCGACGACCCGGCATCTGCCAACACATGGGCGCTCGTCGGCGTCTACAATGGCGCTCCTCCCATCGGGAACCGAAGCACGGCTAACATCGGCGGCGACCTCGCCATCGTCACGGATTCTGCGGTAGTCAGCACCCGCCAGCTTATAGAGGGCGGGCAGGCGTCGGCTACGCGCAAGGCCATCACCGACCGCATCGACCAAGGCATCCGCGACGCATACCTCAGTTATGGGGCGCTGGCCGGCTGGTCGATGTGGTCCTATCCAAGTTACAGACTAGCGCTCATCAACGTGCCGACCTCTGCCTCAACGGCCTTTCAGTTCGTGGTCAACGTCCAGACCGGCGGATGGTGCACCTATGGCAATCAGGCGTCGCCGCTGAATGCGACGTGCTGGGGCGTGTTCAACGAGGCCCCGTATTTCGGCAAAAGCGACGGAACGGTGGTACGCGCCGAGACGGGCTACGTGGACGGAACCGCCGGCATCACATGGCAGGTAAAGACCAGTTTTCAGACCTATGGCCGTTCGGGCGGCGTCTCGCGCCTCACGATGATCCGGCCTCTGTTCACCGCTGGCGGCGCTGTGGTGCCCGCCATCCGCGTCAACGTCGATTATCGCAACGATCAGCCGCTGACGACAGACGCATTCCCCGCGTCATCCGGCGCGCAAGGCGGCGTGTGGGACACAGCGCTATGGGATGCGGCCATGTGGGGCGATAGTTCCGCGCCGTTCAATAACTGGTATGCGGCGACCGGCATCGGCACGACGGCCTCCGTTCATATGATGGGGCAAAGCCTGGGGATCGAGGTGCGCCTGAATGCCATCGACATGAAGTACGAAGTCGGCCAGCGAGTGGCGCTCTAATGGCAATTATTCCGATCTTCCAAGTCAGCGAGGAGCTTTTCCGCCGCGCGGTCGATGCGGTGCTGACCGGCGCGGGCATGAACGCGGCGGGCGCTTTCTCGTCGGTCAAGCTTACGCCCATCACGACGGCACAGAAGAACGCCTTGGCGAACGTCAAGGGCACGCTGGTCTATGACGGCACCCTCAATAAGCTTTGCCAGAATACCGGGGCGGGCTGGGAAACTGTGGTGAGCGCGTGAGCCATACAATCTTTTTCCCGTCCAACGACGGCGAAAACCAGAAGCTTCTGGAGTGGGCCGCGCACCGCATTCCGCACCTGACGCCGAGCATATCCATGAAGGCGGTTGGCGTCGTGGCTGGTGGGGATTTGACTTTCCCGCTCTTGGCCGTGTGCATCTATCACAATTACACCGCGCCGCGAGAGATCGACGGCAAGACGTGGTATGGCACTTGCGAGATTTCATTTGCGGCGTCGAGCCCAAAATGGGCAACCCGTCGCACAATTTCCACCTTGTTGAGCATACCATTCCTACAGTATGCTTGCAGGAAGGTAGTGACGGCTACTCCCTCCACGAACAAGCGGGCGCTCCGCTTCAACGAAGGGATCGGCCTGAAGCCGGAAGGGACTCTAAGGCACCAGTACGCCAAGGGAGTTCATGCCTGCATTTGCGGAATGACGCGCTCGGAATTTGAGGCGAGGTGGAGAAATCCCCGCCCAAAGGTCCGACGCCAAACCGAAAAGCAGGCACATGGGCAGCAAGAGCGCCTCGGCACCCCCGGCCCCTGATCCGGCCCTCGTCTCGCAGAAGCAAACGGAAAGCAACGTCAACACGGCGGTCGCGAACGGCTACCTGAACCGCATCAATCAGTATGGCCCGGACGGGTCAAAAACATACGACGTGCGAGGGACGCAGAACGTCGGCGGCGTCGATGTCCCCCTGTGGAACGAGACAACCGCGCTCAGTCCCGGCCAGCAGAAGATTTACGACAGCCAGCAGCAACTCACGCAAGGCACGTCGGACCTTGCCAACCAGTACGTTGGCCGCATTGGCGATGCCACGTCCAAGCCCTATAGCTACGACGGATTGGCTCCCGCGCCGGTCTATAACGAGCAGTACCGCCAGCAACAGCGGGACGCCATCATCGCGCGCAACCAGCCGCAGATGGATCAGGACCGCGAGGCTTTACGTACCCGACTAGCCAACCAGGGCATCAGCGTCGGCACGGATGCGTGGAAGGACAGCTTCTACGACTACAACCGGGCCACAAACGACTTCCGCCTTGGAGCCGATGTGCAGGCGGGATCTGCGGCGGCCCAGCAGTACGGGCTTGAGGCCAACACCCGCGACCGCGCTATTCAGGAGATGACCAACCTCCGGACGCAGCCGATCAACGAGGTTGCGACGCTTCTGGGCACTGGCAACGGCGTGCAGGCCCCGCAGTTCAGTCAGGTCGCTCAAGCGCAGGTCGCGCCGACGGACGTGTCAGGCAATTACTGGAATCAGTATCAAGGGCAAATTGCCCAGCAGCAGATGCAGCAGAAAAGCTCTGATGCCGCGATGGGTGGCCTGTTTGGTTTGGGCAGCGCGGGAATCAGTGGTGCCGCCAGCTATTTCGGCTTGGCTGCGTTTTGATTACTCGCATGAAAACGTCAGCATCCCCGTCCACTCGACCTGAGTTGGCTTTGCTATGCGGCCATAGCGAGCGCAATGCGTCGTTGCGGCCTGCATTGCAAGCGTTGCGTCTGGATGATTCCACCAAGTCGCAACGCCGCCCTTTTCTGTCCCTTCGACTGTCGCGCGTCCCGCACATGCGGAAACGCACAGAAGAAGCACAAGCCAAAGTCTCATGACGAATCCCCTCTCTAACCACAAGAACGTGGCCTTTCAGTTCAGCGGTGGCAAGGACAGCCTTGCGCTGGTCCACGTGTTGCGTCCGCATTGGGACCGCCTGACGCTTTACCATGTCGATACCGGCGACCTTCTCCCCGAGGTTCGGGAAATCGTGGATTGCGTCGAGGCTATGGTGCCGTCGTTCGTCCGAATAGAGACGCAGGCGGCAGATTGGAACGAGCGCTTTGGCCTGCCCAGCGACCTCGTCCCAAGCTCCTGTACGCCTTTGGGTGTGAAAATCGGCATGAGCGACCGCCGCCTCGTGGATCGTTTCGAGTGCTGCGCGTTCAATATCATGGTGCCTATGCACAACGCGGCTTTGAAAGACGGCTGCACGCTTGTCATCAGGGGCACGAAGCGCGCCGACATGAAACGGCTCCCGGCAGAAGACGGACCAACGGGTCTTGGTTATGACCTGTGGTTGCCGTTGCTGAATTGGTCTGACGCGGATGTATTCGCCTACCTGCGCGAAGTCGGCGCTCCGATCTGCCGCGTCTACGAGAACGGCGTGCAGTCTCCCGAGTGCGCGACATGCCCTGCGTGGTGGAGCGAAGGCCGCGCTGCCTATCTGGCAAAGCATCATCCGGATTTGAGCGAAACCTACCGGGCAAAGCTTGAAGTGGTGGCGGCTGAAGTCGCGCCGATGTGGGCACATCTGCAGCGGGAGATTGCCGGATGACCGTCATGCCCGACGACAACAACCTTGCTTACACCCTCTCGGGCGTGGGTCGCCGTGCCAACCCCTACGACACTCGCCGCGCTTTCGCTCGACGCCTTCAAGAGCAGGGCATGGACGCCAGCCCCATTCAATCGCCTTTGCAGGGCGTGGCGCGTCTCGCGCAGACACTGGCCGGCGCATACGGAAATTACGCCGTCGATGTGGAGGAGAAAAAGGCTGGCGAGGACCGCAGCACCAAGCTCGCCAGCACCATCGCCAAAATGAAGACGGACCCGGAGGGCGGGCTTGCCGATCTTGCGGCCTTCGACCCGGAAATCGGGGCAAGGACTGCCGCGCAGATGGCGGTTGAAAGGATGAAAATCAACCGCCAGAACGAAGGGCTAAATCAGGTTGCGGGCACCTATGGCGGCATGTCGTCTGCGCCCCCCTCTGGCGGCTCACAGGGCGGTGGCGTCAATTCCAACAACATCGGCAACGTGCGCCCGGTGGGAGCCTCCAGCGGATTCCAACAGCCTGCGACACTTGATGACGGCGTGCGCCTTGCGGTGAACAACGTCCGGGCCTATCCGGCAAAGTTCAATAATGGTCAGCCGATGACGCTGGTGCAGATCGGCCAGCGATGGGCTCCCGTGGGCGACGGTGCGAACGATCCACGCCAGTGGGCTATGAACGTCGCCAGCATTGGCGGATTGGACCCGAACCAGCCGCTGGACATGAACGACCCGGCCACGGCGGCCAAGTTCGCGCAAGGGGTTCACGGCGCGGAGCATGGCGCGAACAAGGCTATGCCGGTCGATGCTTATGCCCGCATTCTTACGGGAGGGAGCGCCCCAGGCCCGCAAGTTGCACAGGGCACCGCTGCCACCAACGGCACGCCGCCCACGCCGTCTCCGCAAGGCGTGCAGGGGCCGACGATGGTTGCTCCGCCGCAGCTTCCGCAGCGCATGACGCCGCGTGACATGCCGCCCCAGCTTGCCGCGCCATACGTTGATCGCTTCCGCCGAGGCGGATACGGGAGGGAAAACCCTGCTCAAGCCGAGCAGGCGATGGTCGCCCATATGCAGCGCGACCTGGATGCCTCTTTCGAGAACCAGAAGCTGGAATACCAGCGCCTTCAGGGCGACTTCGAATACAACCGCAAGCGTGGCGATGACCGTACCGGCGCGGACCAGAAGCGCGGCGACGATCAGACCAAGCAAAAGTTTGAGTTTGAAAACAAGCTACGCGACGACTTCAACAACGCCCGCGCAGCGAAGGCGTACAATATTGCGGTACCGTTGGTTGAAACAGCAAAGGACGCGGCTACTCGCACTGAATCGCGCGCCGCTGATCTTAACCTTATCAACGCATTCGCCAAGACTATGGACCCGGACAGCGCGGTCATGTCTGGAGAGCGCGGCGAGGTTATCGCCACGGCAAGCGTTGCCGAACGCGTTGCCGCCTACGTCGGGCAACTCAACGGGCAGGCCCAGCTATCGCCAAACACTCGCGCCAAGTTAATCCAGGAGTTGGATTCGCGGTTTAATTCCCTGAAGGCGTCCTACGACGCGCACGAAGAAGACTACAAGGGCATTGCGGAGCGCAACGGCCTGAATTTCGATAATATCCGCATCCGCGTCCGGAGCGGCCAGCCGGCCGGGCGCAACGACTACGCGGCCAACGCGCCGACAAACGAGGAACTGAAGCAGAAGGCGACCGGCGGCGGCCCTCGCATGCGGATCAGCCTTGACGGCAAGCCGCTATGAGCGAGTTCGAAGTCGATCTGGGCGACGGCCGCACGGTGGTGGTAGACGCTCCCGACGCTGCACAGGCGGCTAATGCCGCGCGCACGTTTCTGTCACGCGAGAAGGGCAGCAAGCCGCAAGGCCAATCCGACGCCGCTGCCAACGCCTTCGGGCAGGGCGCGACCATGGGCTTTGGAGACGAGATTGCGGCCGGCGTGCGCTCCGGCAATCTTCCCATTATTCCAGAAGCCGCGCAAAGCTGGTTGCCGCAATTCTCCAACTGGATGATGCGCGGGCCGGCGCTTCAGCGTGACGAAAGCATCGGCGGCAGTCCGACGCCGCAGACCGTCTCCAATGCCCCCACACAGGGCCAGCGGTACGACGAGGAACTGGCCCGCATTCGGGCGCAGACCAAGAGCGACGCAGAAGCCTATCCGGTCACGACCACGGGCGCGAACGTCGCCGGCACGCTTGCCGGCACTGGCGCACTGATGATGCTTCCAGGCGGGCAGGCGTTGCTTGGCGGCGGCGCGACGAGCTTGCCCGGCATGATGCTGCGTGGCGCGGCCTCCGGTGCTGTCCTTGGCGGCGCTCAGGGCTTTGGCGAAGGTGAGGGCGGATTTGATAACAGGGCCGCAAATGCCGTCATCCCGGCCGCCGTAGGTGGTGCCGTGGGTGGCGTTCTCCCGGTTGTCGGCTTGGGGGCAAAGTATCTCTACGAAAAGTTCGCGCCGGGCGTATTGCGCGCGACCGGCAATCTTGCCGACAAGTTCGCGCCGCAGGTTCCCTACAAGTCCCTGTCGGCCGCCGCTCCCGAAGGCGGGAACATCACGCAGGACAGTCTGGCGGCGACCATTGCCGATAGTTCACGCATCGCGGCGGGCAACATCGAGGGCGACGCGGCGAGCAAGCGCCTTGCTCTGGAAATCGCCCGCAGCGGCGGAACAGGCCGGGCACGCGACAGGCTTGCCGCGCTGGGCGAGGACGCATTTATTGCCGACACCAGCAAGGGCGCGGAACGCCTCGCGGAGCTTGGGGCTACCCTGAAGGGCGAGGCACCTGACAAGTACGCGGCGGCCTACACGGCAAGAAATGAACGCACCGGCGAGCGGTTCCTTGGCGCTATGGGGCCGAACGCGGATGCTCCAGGCGTGTCGCGTTTCGACAAGTTCTTTGAAGGATACAGGTCGGGCAAGGGCGCGGAGATTTACGACCCTGTCTTGCGGGGCGGTAAGTTCAACGTCTCCGAGGAATTGACCAACCTTTCACAGCGTCCTTCTATCAAAAAGGCTTTGGAAACGGTGGACGAATGGGCGGCGTCCGAGGGTAAGACCCTTTCGGAAGCCGAACGCTTCCACATGGTCAAGCAGGCGTTGAACCAGAATGCCGACGCTGCTTTTGCCAGCGGCAAGCCCATCAACAAGAAGATGGTAGGCGACACGGCTGGCGAGTGGGAGGCCGCACTATACGCAGCCAATCCCGCCATCAGAGAAGCCGACACGGCATACGCCAAGATCGCGTCGTTGCCGGAGTGGCGCGACCGTGGCCTGAACTTCATGAAAAGGGGCTATGGAGACGACGCGGTAAAGTCGTCGGCCGATGCCCTCGCGGACGAACTGCCTCGCGCTACCGCACAACAGAGAACGGCGGCAGCAGTCGGATCGTCCAATGTCATGGCTGATGCCGCAAAGAGTGGAGACAAATCCACGCGGCGGTTGGCTGACGCACTCGCTGGGAACAGCTTACTAAAGTCCAAGCTGGTCGATCTTTACGGGCAAGAAGCCGCCGACCGCATGATCCAGCAGTCGCGGACCGAGCTTGCCTTCCAAGCCGGTAATCAGAACGTAAACGCAGGCTCCCCGACCGGCCGGCGTATCGCCTCCATGATGGACGAGGCGGCATTGACCGCGCCTCCCACAAGCGGCGGCGACATCTCGGCTGTGATCGGGTGGATCAAAGACACCTATGGAAAGGTCCGTCAGCCTTCCGAAGCGGTGCGCTCCCGGTTGGCCGATCTCCTCGCCAATCCCGACCCGCGCATGAACGCGGAAACGCTTTCGCTGATTGACACCATCCTTAAGCAACAGGGCGCGGCTCGCCCCGTTAACGCTGGCCTTGCCGGCGCTGCGGGCGGCTTTGCCTCATCTCCACGGTGACACATGGCGCGTAATGGTTCTGGCACCTTTTCCCTCCCGCAACCGGCATTTACGCCCGGATCTACAATTGCGTCGAGCGCGGTCAACTCCGACTTCTCGGACATTGCCGCTGCGCTAACGCAGTCGATCAGCAAGGACGGGCAGACCGTCTACACCGGCAACCAGCCAATGGGCGGAAACAAGTTTACGGGCTTAGGCGCGGGCTCGGCTGCGGCGGATTCGGTCAACGTCGGCCAGATCGTTGCGGGCGGGCTTACCTACGCCGCCGGCAGCGGAACCGACACGATTGCCATAGCTCCGACACCGGGCATCACCGCCTATGCGGTCGGTCAGACGTTTTCGTTCAAGGCAGCGGCGACGAATACCGGGGCTGTTACCCTGAATGTCAGCACGGTTGGCGCGGGTCCGGTCCGGTGGCCTGATGGCACGGCCCTGGCGGCTGGCGACATCGTCACTGGCGGCATTGCAGAGGTAGAGGTCGCGGACATCACGTCGCCGACTGCGCCGGTCTTCCACCTTCTGAACAGTTCAAAGCCGACCTTTTTCCGAACGGGCGGAACCATAAGCGGAGCCACGACGATTGCGGCAACGCTCACGATGAGCGGAGCGGCCATTAACGAGGCGGTACGGGTGGACGTGGCGAGCGCCACCACCTGCGATATCGGCGCGGCGGCCTCCAACTATGTCCGCATCACCGGGACAACCACCATCACCGGGCTTGGCACGATTGCCTCCGGCGCGCGTCGCAAGGTGGTGTTCGGCGGCATCCTGACGCTCACGCACAACGCCACGTCGTTGATTCTACCCACGGGCGCGAACATCACCACGGCAGCGGGCGATTGCGTGGAGTTTGAGTCTGAAGGCTCCGGCAACTGGCGCTGCACAGACTATATGCGCGCCAGTGGGCAACCCGTTGCCGCTAACCCCGTCTACGTCACGATGAAGGCCATCGGAGCGTTCCCGTTCAGCTTCTCCTACACGCCCCTCCGGTCTACCTCTATCCTGACCATTGAAGTCGACATCCCGAGTATTGGCGGCACAGGCGTTACCAATTCTTTGACAGTGACGGTCGGCGCGTCAACGCTCAACACGGCCTTCATGCAGTTCACAAACCTAGCCTACCACGCTAGTTCGTTTCGCGTCATTGGCGCGTATCAGGTTGTTTCAGGTGCGGCTCTCACTATCGGTTCTGACCTGACGGGCGGCGGCGCTTTGGGCTCCGGTACGGTATACATGCGTGTCACCGAATCTGACGGAGTAATTTCGTGAACCGCGCATCCATCATCTTTGAAGAAATCCTGGTTTAGGAGGCACAACATGCCCGTTGAACAGATTGCCGGCCAGTATCAGGCCACTCCCCAGACATTCAGCGATGGGTCAACCATCCTGGCTCAGGTAGATTCTCAGGGGAATCTAAAGGTCACGGCTGGGGGCGGGGCTGAAAGCGCCAGCCTCACGAAATCGTCTGTCACGATGACCGGGGTTTCCGCTGTCCTGGTAACGGCGAGCGCCACGCGCTCGGTCGTCCTTGTCAGCAGCACCGAAGCCAATGGTGCAGCGGCGGTCGATCCCACGGGCGGCACGGCTGCACTTGACGCTGGCATCCCCATTCCGGCGGGCACTACCATACAGATCAGCGGCAAGGCGGCCCAGAGCGCCATGAGCCAGATCGGAACGAACTTACAAAAACTCACCGTCTACACGGGGTAGTGACATGGTGTTCCGGTATCTCAATCGGCCTCGCGGCGGCAGCAGCAGCAGCGCCTTCTACGATTTTTCGCTTGGCTCTTTGCCGGCCGGCGTCACGCTTACCCGCGCCTCTGCGGGCTACCGCCGCAATAGTTCCGGTGTTCTTGTCTCGGAGACGACGGACGCGGCTCGTTTCCAGTACCGATACAACGGCAGCGCGTGGGTGGCGGACGGCCTGCTGGTGGAAGAGGCGGCGACTAATATAGCGACCTACTCGGAGGAGTTCAGCAACGCGGTGTGGTTGAAGTTCAACACCACGGTTACTGCAAATGCCGCGACTGCGCCGGACGGTACGGCAACGGCTGACGCGGTGGTTGAGAACTCCGCTACAACTAGTCATAGCGTTTACCGCGTTCCCACATTTACGTCCGGCACCACATGTGTGGCGTCGATCTACGCCAAGGCAGACACACGGACTTGGGTGGTTATTTATTTGGATACAGCGCGCTTCGGCGGAACCGGAAACACCTATTTCAACCTTGCTACGGGGGTGGTGGGAACCGTTCTTGCTGGAGCGACAGCGCACATCACGCAGGAAGCAAACGGCTTCTATAGGTGTAGCGTGATCGCCACGCCGACCTCGTCGGGCGGCGGCACTTTCGCATACGGACTCGCGTCCGGGGACACCGCCGCTTCGTACACTGGTGACGGCGTGTCTCAGGCTTACATCTGGGGAGCGACCCTTGTCGAGAAGCCCGCTATATCGAGCTACATTCAGACCGTTGCTTCGACTGTTGCTCGTGCAGCCGACGTTGCGCTCATTACCAACGCGAACGCAATTTCAGATCAGTGCTGGATCGTAAAAGCACGCACAGCGCGCAAACTCAGCACCTACAGCACCGTTCTTTTTCAGGTAGACGACGGCACCAATTCTAATCGCCGATTTGCCGTCCATGTGAACGGCAACGTGTATGTATATTCTGTTGTTGCGGGCGTTACGCAAGCTGCTCTCAACGTAGGTGCGGTGGCCCTAGACACGGACTTCACTCTTGCTTGCCGCTTTGCAGACAACAACTTCGCGGCGTCGGTCAACGGTGGCGCAATCGTAACCGACGTGTCGGGCACCAATCCTGTGGGACTCACGACCGCGAGGGTTGGCAACCTCAACACGAATGCTTGGTGTTGCACAATCAAAACCATCGAGACGCGGCGCACGGCGACTGACGCCGAATTGCCGCTGCTTGCGGCGTAGGGGAGACACACATGGCATGGCGTGACGCGATCTATGTGCAGTTTCCCGACGAGGCGACTGCGCGCGTTCTTGCGACGGCTCTGGGCGTGGACTTCCCCGAGAGCGGCGTAATCCCCACCGGCAACGGCAACTATGCGATGCACGCGCCGATGCAGGCCCCTTGGGTGACGCCGCCTGTCTATGACGGCGACGGTGTGGAGGTGACGCCCGGTGTTGCAGAGCCCGGCTACTGGGCGATGCTGCGCCTCAACGATGACTTCGCCGGCTACTCCAACCTTGTGGCGGCAATCGAAGGGGCTGGCGTGCAGCGCGTGCTTGCCGATCCGCCGGTGGTCTGGGCGTAAGAGCAACAATCCATGCCGGACGCCGCTAAAAAACTGACCTTCGATCCGACGATCAATCTGGGTCACATTTTGACGGCGATATCGTTCCTGGTCGTAGGCACGGCGGGTTATGTGGCGCTGGACGGGCGCGTCACGAATCTGGAGCGCGCCGACGTGGTGATCGAGTCTCGGCTGCTGCGCGAGATCGCCGCCCAGCGTGTGCATATGGATCAGGTCCAGATGCGGACGGCCGACGACATCCGCGAGATCAAAAGCATCGTCCGAGATGGTTTTCGCGACCTCGACGGCAAGCTTGAAAAAAAGGCTGAGAAGCCCCGGTGATAAACCCCATGCCGCGCATCATCAGCGAACACGGCCAGCCGGTGCGGCTCAAGGTTTGGGATGGCGAGCGGGATCTGATGTTTCCGGTTTCCATGGGCGAACTGCGGAACCTTGTGCAGGACGGCATGACCGTTCTCATGCGCGAGATGCGCGAACAGGAAAGGGGCACCCCATGAGAGTGAACCAAGCGGGCCGCGACCTCATTGCCGAGTTTGAGGGCGAGAGGCTGACGGCTTATCGATGCCCGGCTGGGGTTTTGACTATTGGCATCGGCTCCACCAAGCCGGCGGTTAGTCCCGGCCAGCAGATCACGGTTGACGAAATGTGGTCGCGGTTCGACCACGACATCGCGATATTTGAGACGGGCGTGCTGGCGGCTCTGGCTGGAGCGCCGACGACGCAGAACCAGTTCAACGCCATGACGAGCCTCGCCTTCAACATTGGCCTCCAGGGATTTCGCACGTCCTCCGTTCTCCGCGCGCATCGAGCCGGCAACACGAGCGCCGCAGCCAACGCCTTCGGCCTTTGGAACAAGGCGACGGTCGATGGTCGGCTTGTTGAGGTGCCCGGCTTGACCCGTCGCAGGGCAGCGGAGGCGGCGCTATACCTCGCCCTAGGCGCTGACGGTTTCACCGTGCCGGTCGCGGCCATGCCGCAGGAAGTAGCCAAGCCGGCAACCGCCGCATCATCCAAGGCGGTGCAGACTAACGTGGCCGTCGCCGCTGGTGCCGTTACCCTGGCGGTGAGCAATCTCAAGCCGGCCATCGACGCCGTGCAGGGCGCTGTAGAGGCGGCAAAATCGGCGCAGGGGACATGGGCGAGCGTTGCCGACCTCCTGTCCCCCCTCGCCAACGGGCACGTCTACACGGTCATAATAACGGCCTGCATTACGGTCGCCGCCGTCTACCTGATCCGGCGCGTCTTCAGGCGGGTCAAAGCTGGCGAGATGACGCCGTGATCGCCGCCCTGTGGGGTCGCTTCGCCCCCTATGTCATCGCGGCCGGGGTGGTGGCCGTCGCGGTCGTCGTGTTCGTCGCCAAGGTCTTCAAGGCAGGGAAGACCGCCGCCAAGGCAGAGGCGGCTATGGATGCACTTGCTCGCACCCGCGACGCCAACGAAGCCCGCGCCAAGGCCACCCGGCCGATCAGCAGGGAGGACGAGGCCAATGATCCTCAGAATCGCGACCGCGTTTAGCGCGCTTCTCCTCGCCGGGTGCGCCGGGCGTGGCCCTGTCGATACGTCCTGCACCGCGTTCACGACCATCACCTATTCGGCGTCTCAAGACAGCGAGGCGACAAAGGCGCAAATCCGGGGGCACAACGCCGCCTACGGGAAACTTTGCCGATAGTGTTCCCCTTCCACTGTGCCATTAGTGTGTACAGACCGCCGCAAAAGGCAAGCATGACAGGCTGATCGATCCCGACGGCTATCGCATTGAAATAGCCTGCACCCGCGCACATTCGCCGGAATAGCCGCATATTCGGCACCTTTGCCGACGTGTGCATAACCCAGCAAAGCACAGTACGTCATAGCAACACTCGCCCGCACTGTGACCTGAGTGCGCCAGCGTGCCATGGTGTGACAAAGGCACAGTCGGGGAGGCGAGGAATGGCGACGTTCCGGCAGAGAAACGGACGCTGGCAGGCGATCATAAGGCGGGTCGATCTGAAAGCGACCAAGAGTTTCGACAGGCTCACGGACGCGAAAGCGTGGGCACGCGCTGCCGAGCGCGACGCCGATATGAAGGGCACCGAAAAGCAGAAGATGGTCGGCACCCTGGCCGCGCTGATCGACCGCTACGAGCGCGAGATGTGGCCTGACAAGAGATGGGGCACGAACAAGGCGCACGAACTCAAGACGATCCGGGCCGCGCTCGGGCACAAGGCACTCGACAAGCTCGACCGGGCGGCCTTCCTCGACTTCGCGCGGGAGGTGGCGCAGGGGCTCGCGCCGGGCGGCGTCACGGCGCGTCTCAGCTACCTGCGTGAAGTGATCCGCACCGGCCGCGACCTGTGGGGCTTGGCGGTGCCGCTTGAGGCTCTGGAGGCCGCCATAGGCACGGCGCTGCGTATGAAGATTGCGGGCCGCAGCGGCACCCGGACGAGGCGTCCGACCGAAGCCGAGATTGCAAAGCTTCTGGACTATGCGGCAGGGCAGACGAACTCCATGATAGACCTCGGGGCCATAATCCGCGTGCTGGCCGTGCTTCCTCTGCGGGTCGGTGAATTGCTGGGCATCGGATGGGCAGACTTGAACGAGGCGCGGCGAACGGCGGTCATCCGGTCGCGCAAGCATCCCGACGTGAACGTGCGGGAGGGAAACGACCAGGAGGTGCCGCTCATCACCTTCGGTGGCGTCGATACCTTCGACTTGATCGCCAGCCGGCCGCGCTACATGGAAAAGCCGTTTCCGTTTAAGGGTCCGAGCGTGTCGATGGCGTTTGGGATGGCCGTCTTGCGGTGCCAGATCAAAGACCTGCATCTGCACGACTTGAGGGCGCATGCGCTATCGAGCCTGCTTGAAGCGGGCGTGCAGATCCCACAGGTCGCGCTTATCAGCGGTCACAGGAGCTGGAAGGTTTTGTCGCGCCATTACTCGCGCATAGACCCCGCGAGCGTTCACGACTCGATTACACGCGCTTCCAAATAGGCCCGCACCGAATCCTCTTTGTAAAGCCGTCGCCGGCCCGCCTTCACGAACGCCGGCAGGTTGGTGCGCGGCCGGTTCTGTAAAGTCCGCACGGTCACGCCGAGCAGTTTCGCCAAGTCCTCCTCCGGGATCAGGCCGAAGCGTTCGAGCAGTTGCGTTGCGTCGTTCATCTCTCCTCTCCTTCGATGCTGTGGTGAGGTGGGGCCGCAGGTAAACCTTCGGCGTCGGGTGTCTTCATGCAAGCCTTTCCCCACGCGCAGAGAGGGAAGCCGCACATGACGTTGTTGTGCAGGCACCCCTTCTTTGCTGTGCAGCCGTGGTCGCTCATCTCTCCGTCTCCTTCGATGCGAGCAAGGCGCGGGCGACGAGCGCCGCGTCCTTAAAAAATCCATCAACGGCGTAGCTGCCGTCTGGCTCGATAGGCTCCAGCATCCGGCGCGCCGCCTCCCGCATCCGCCTCACGTCCTCCACCGGCACCACCGCCAGACCTGATTTATCTAGGGCGGCCAGCATGTGTTCGGCCTGCTCAATGAACAGTTCCGGAAAGTTGTCGTATTCGACTTCCTCGAAAGAGGCCCCGGCCCGCGCCATCACCTCTATGATCTGGTCGCGGTCGCTCATTGCATGGCCTCGCCCATTTTTCTGTATCCTGCTGCTGTAGGGTGCGCGTGATCTGCACGGTCGGGGATTGGTATGGCGGCGTCGCCTGCAGACAGCGCCACGGTGGACACTTCCCACGCCTTTGAGGCGGCGGCCGGGAGTACCCAGATCACACGCTGCCCGCGCAGCCGGCGGCGCAGGTCCACCAGGGCGGCAACATTCACGACATGGTCATTGCTGCCTAAACTCACGACCACAACACGGGCCTCTGTTGCCGCCTTGTCGCCGTAGCGCGTAAGGAAAGCCTCCGCCCCGATTCCGGCGACGGCAACGGTGGTGCAGTCCCGCCGCATCTGGCCGATGCCGACGGCGATGCTGTCGCCAAGGATCAGGCAGTCGATCATCCCTCCGTCTCCTTCGATGCTGCGAGCATGGCGCTGGCGACGAGCGCCGCGTCTTTATAGTACCCATCGACGGCGTATGACCCGTCTGGCTCGATAGACCCCAACATCCGGCGCGCTGCGGCCAACACGTCCTCTGGTGGCGAGGCGCGGCGATTCCATGCGGCGATGGCAAGTTCCTCGCTGATGTCCCAAACGCAGTCGGTCGCCAAGCACCCCTCGCTGGAGCAACCGCCCTCCCACGCACCCGAGTGATCGCTGCTGGTAAACAGTGACCCCGGCGACCCGCAGAACGGGCAACCCAAAAGTTCCGTCATGACGTTCTCCTTCGTGCTCATAGCTGGTTCCTCGGCCACGGCTGGGGCTGATACGAGTCGCCATCGATTCCGACCGTGACATCCTCGCCGGCTGCGGCGCGGTCGATCAGCTCTTTGATCGCCGACACGGCCTTAACGCCGACATTTGTTGTCCGCCACCATTTCCGCTCACCCATGTCGGCCAGATCGCCTAGCGTCAGGCCCGCCCACTCGTGGCCCGCGGGATATTTTGGATCACGCGGCGGTGTGGAATGTGCAAACAACACCATCGCATTGCGCGAGCTGGCGGTGATGCGCCAGTTGACGCGGTCGAGCGGGATTGCGCGCCAATCTGCATCGTTCATCTCTTATTCTCCATCTGAAACTGTTCGATAATTTTGGCGACCCTCTCCCATTCGGCTGGGTCTGTGACCGCGAGGCGGTTGTGGGCCATGCTGTTTTTGCTCCACCAAGCGTCGTATTCCTTGCGGTTCCGCCACTGTCCGATGGGCATGTCTATCGCTCGATTCGTCGTGTCCATGCGTTGTATCCTGGCGGCGGCTTGCGGAATCCGCCGGGCTTTTTGATGCCGAGATGCCGCGCCTTCATGCGCTTCGCCTTCGCGCCGGATGCCACGTCCACCTTGTCCTTGACGCGCCGGCAATCCTCATGCGCGGGGCCGCAATTTTCGTCAGTATCGTCGCCGCCCAACACCAGGGCGCGGACATGCTCCACGATCCACTCCTCCCGCACGCCGTCGATCTTGAGCCCGCACAAAACGCAGACGCCCTTGTGCGCTTCCCATATCCGCAGGCGGCGCATCTGGCCCATGGCCTTGCGGCGCGTGGTGCCTACGTCGCTCATGCCGCTTGCTTTTCTGCGCAAGCAAGCAGGTCGCCGGGATCGGTCAGAACGATTCCCTTCTCGCTGAAGTGACGATGCACGCCGTCAAGGTACGCCGTGAATTGCTTTGTATTCATCTTGCGTGTGACGGCGAAGTCGAACGGCTCCATCATCAACGCCAGCTTCTGTTCGTATGGCAGGGGGCGCACGATGGCGTCGTAGCGTTCGCGAAACTCTTCATTTTTTGCCCGCAGGATCGGGACGCCGAGCGTTAGCTTGCAATAGCCGCGCACTTCCTCGTCCGTCTGGTCGCCCAACTGACCAGCAATCTCGCCCATCCATTTCCGGTTGAGCGCGTTCTGCTTCAGGCTTCGCTTGCCGCCCTTCGACATGGTGACGGTAAGCGGCAAAGACTGCGCTTCCAGGAAGCGGATCAGCATGCGGCGGTCGCCCTCCGATTCTAGAAAGCGCGTTGCCATCAGCGGATCGCAGTCCGGATCTGCTCGAACACCCGCACGCCAAGGATTTCGCGCCGGCCGCCAGCAATGGCCGCCTTGATGGCCGAATCGTTGACCATCAGGAACTCGCGCGGCACCTGGGTTGCGTCGGTAACTTCGTGCATCCACTTCACCGAAGCGGCGGCCACGGCGGTGCCGCTGAAGCCGATAACGCGGGCGGCTTCCTTGGCGACGACCGGAACAGATACCGGCGGCGGCGGCTCCTCGAATGCCTCGGCTTCCTTGCGGGCGCGCTCGTCGGCCTCGCGTTGTATGCGACGCTGCTCCTCCAGCCTCTTCGTCTGGAAGGCGTTGATGGCGGCAACGACACGATCCGCCGCCGCCTTGACCGGCTCCGACATCGTGGCGAAGTGCCCGTCGATGGCGCGGCCGTCCTTCAGAATCTGGTCTTTCTCCTTCTTGCGCGCCGTCTCGATAGCGGTCAGGCACCCCTTCAGGGTCTTGGCCGTCTCGGCGTATGCGCCGGCATCCTCGTCCGTCGTTACCGCGGCGAGGGTGTCCGGAACCAGATCGGCGCACTCGACCGCCTTGGCGGCGAGGTTGGCGTGTTCGATCTCCAGCCGATCGGCCAGCGGCGGGGAGTTGTGCAAGCGGTCCATTAG